TGCGGGAAACTCCTTAGAGCTTAAACTACTAACTTAACCTGTTAATTGCAGGCCATATATAGTAAAAAAGTTTAAGATTGGACAATCCGCAACTAAGATGAATTTATTATTTTTAAGGAAAGCTTTTCTAACAAATAATTATATATCTTAAAAAGGAGAATAATTATGAAAAAAGAAAAGCAATTTGAAATTTATCTACAAAAACTAGAAGAAATAAATAAAAATGAAAATAAAGATTATAAGATTGTTTCTATTTATGAAGGATCAGAAAAAAATGTAACTTTCAGATTTACAGACAAAGATGGTATTTTAAGAAATTTCAAAATGACTCCACATAATTTCTTTAATAATGGTTATAGACTTCCTAAGAATTTTAGTAAGAATAAAGGAATAACCGAATTTAAGAAAAATGTTTTTAATTTAGTTAAAGACGAATATATAGTTCTAGGTAATTATATAAATAGCCAAACTAAAATTAAGATTAAACATCAAATATGTGGAAGAGAATATGAAGTTTTACCAAATGAATTTTTGCAAGGAAAAAGATGCGCAAAATGTTCAGGTAGAATGAAATTAAACACTGATATTTTTAAAGAAAGAGTACAAAAACTAGTTGGAGAAGAATATAAAGTAATTGGAGAGTATAAGAATTCTGATACCCCAATAACTTTATTTCATTCAAAATGTTTAAATACTTTTGAAATTCCCCCAAAAGAGTTTACTGGCAAAAAACAAAGAAGATGTCCCTATTGCAATGGATTATCATCTGGAATAAGTTTAAATGCCAAGAAAATATTAGATTTTTTAAATAATTCTCAAATATCATTTAAGAGAGAAAAAATACATCTTATAAATAAATCTAGAAGAAAATATGATTTTTATATTAAGGATTTAAATCTTTATATAGAATTTGATGGTGAACAACATTTCAATGAAAATCATTTTACATTTAAAAATTTCAAATCAAATTCACTTTTAGAAATTCAAGAAATTGATAATCAAAAAAATGAATGGATACTTAAAAATAATCTTATCTTACTAAGAATTCCTTACACTAAAAATTCTAGTGAGATAAATGCTATTATGGCAGAATTCATAAAGCTCAACGATCAGGCGAAAGCCGTAGGAATAGATGAAATAAGGAAATCTATTTCCGAAATGGGTGGATTCTTGGTATATAATTATCCAAGAATAAGATATGATCTGATTGTTTATCGAAAGATAAACACAAAAAATAATGTATAACAAATGCACGACAGGTCCGAAAATCTGGCTATTTAACTCGTAAACTCTCTTTAGCTATGGTTGATAATTTTCATGATCATAATATAGAAGATTGTGGTTCTAAACATTTAGTACTATATAAGATAGATACAAAGCAAAAACTTAAACAAATAAATAGAAGACACTATCATGATGTAGATCTTAATGGAAAAGCAACTTCTGAGCTAAAAACTATCTATAAGGATCAAGAAGAGATGATTGGAAAGACTATTGGATTAAGATCTCCAATTACATGTGCAGGAAAGCATGTTTGTAGAACTTGCTATGGACGAGAGTTATCTGAAATTAACAAGGATGTTAATACCGGATTGGTTGCTGTTCTTTTACTTACAAATCCATTAACTCAAAAATTACTTTCTGCTAAGCATTTACTTACTACTAATAGCACAAAGGTAAATTGGCCTGCAAAGTTCTTAGATTATTTTTCTATCAATATGAATGCTATATATCTTAAAGATCCAGAACTTGCTGTCTTTATTCCATTTGATAAAGGAATGGATAAGAGAGATGATTCTGAAGATAATGATCTTACTTATACAGAGAGAATTGAAATTCGTAGAGGAAAAGATACAAAAACTATATGTCCTTTTAATTTAAGAGGAAAAGATGAAGATGAATCTTCTATTAAATTATTATATGATATGACAATGATAGATCAAAATGATGAAGATTCTGTAAGTGAAAAAGGAATAACACTATATGGATGGAATTATATTGGCGAACCAATGTTTACATTTGTTGCTGAAAATAGCGAATTAACTCGCTCCCTTCAAGATATCCTAGATCTAATTGAATCTAGCTCCCATCTTGGTGAAACAAATTATCATGGACTAACTAATAAATTTAGTGATCTTCTAATTAAGAATAGTTTGGCTGTTGATTCAGTTCATGCAGAAATGATTATTTCAATTCTCATTAGAGAAAAAGGAACTAATAAAAGGCTTGACTTTAGTAAGGATATTATTCCGGAATATAATATTATTCGTGTATCAAAATCTGTATTATTAGCTCCACTTTCTGTTTCACTAGCATTTGAAAGGCTTGATGATCAGATTATGGATCCAGAAACATATAAAAAAGATGGAAATAGTCTAATGGATTATCTATATCTATAAAGAGGTGATTGCATGATTGAAGTTGGAAGAAATTCAATTGTTATAAGAAATGTTGATTTTAAGTCACAAAATTTTAAGAATTTCAATTATAATTTCTCATTATATGATAAAGTTCTTCATAAATATACATTTTCTATTTATACTATAATAGACAAAAACATTTATCTTCCAGCTAGCATTGGAACAGATGAAGTTAAGAAATATTTTCCTTCTAAAGAAGTGCTTCTTAATTATAATAATACAGCTTCTTCTGGGATTATCTCTTATAAAATGAATAATCAACCAAGAGATAAACTCCAGAGAGAGGCAATATTATTTTTAATGCAAATGAAAGATGACGATAAAAAAGAAAAGTTCTTATCATTATCAACTGGAACTGGAAAAACATATGTGACAATAAATGTAATTTCTAGACTAAAAAAGAGACCATTCATCATCGTTGATACATTAGAACTTGCCTACCAATGGAAAAAGGAGTTCTTAATGCACTCAGCATTACTAGATGAAGAAATAGTAATTTTTTCAGGAAATGACTCTATAGAAAAAGAGTTAAAAGAAAAAAAAGGTAAAGCATTTATAGCAATTCATAGAACTATTGGAAATATTATAGAAGAGGATACAAATGGTATTAACTTATTAATGAACAAACTAAAAATAGGCATAAGAGTATTTGATGAAGCTCATGTCAATTTTAAAAATGTTTGTATGATTAATGCATTAAGTAATGTAGAATATACTATATATCTAACAGCAACACCTGGAAGAAGTAAATTTACTGATGATTACCTTTATGGAAAGGTGTTCAGAAAAATAGATTACTTTGATGGAAAAAATATAATTAATAAAAAATATCATACTGTAGTAATGTGCCAGATAGATAGTAAGCCATCAATAGAAGAAAAGCTATCTGTAAAAACAAAATATGGATTTAATTCATCTCGATGGGCATCTTTTATAGAAAGTAATTCTTATGAGATCTTACTGGAGATTATTAGATTAATTTTTGATAAATTCCAGTTAAAAAATAGAGATAAAAAAGTAGCAATAATGTTACCAACAATTAGTTTAATAAAGAAACTCGAAAAAGATCTAAGAGAATTAGAATTAGATCCTGGGATGTTTATAGAAGAGGTAAAAAAGACTGATAGAGAAGAAGCACTAAAGAAAAAAGTTATATTAACTAATGATAAAATATTTGATAAAGGCATTGATGTTAAGGATTTAGAAGTTTTAATAAATTTTGTTCCGCTGGGAAGTATTATAAAGACAGAACAAATTATGGGACGTTTAAGATATAAAAAAAATAAATCTTCAATTTTAATAGATATAACTGATAAAGGCTATGAAGAATGTATTAGACAGATGAAGATTAGAAGAAGATTTTATAAAAAAAGAGCTAAACAAATAATTGATATTGAATAAAAATAAAAGGAGAAAAAACATATATGAAAAAATTCAATCAAGTAAAAATTGTACTATTCGATTCTACTATGGCACAGTTTAAATTAAGTGTCGAAGCATTGTTCACAAGAGGCCGTCCAGATGGGACATTTGCCAATTTAGCATATATTACTGATAGGGGCATTGCTAATCTCAATCCGTCTATTTATTTAGTATTTTCATATAAGGGAGACTCATATGAAAGCACTAAAAATTTATACACTAGCTATCCACAGTTATTTAAAATTCGCAGTGCACTTGAAATTGTTAAAGACTTATTAGTTAATGAAAAGGGTTTTATTAAAATTGAAAATGTTCTTGCAGTCAGACCAGAGTATACTGAACCAACAGTAGTTGGAAGTATTGGAAAGAATAACAAATGGATCAGTTTTAGACTGGCAGCAATTGACTCTACAAATGAAGATATGCCTGGTAAAATTGCTGGAGTTACTATTGAAATTTCTGATTCAGAATATGCTTCAGTATTAACTGCTGAAGAATTTCTAACTATTTATTCTATTGTTAAAGATTTGGACTTAGCAACTATTCAAGTCCAATTATCTACACTTTTTATAATGGGCGAATATGATATACAGACTATGCAACCAGTCTATCCACAGCCAGCTTATCAGTATGCTCCTCAGCCTCAGTATATTCCTCAACAACCAGGATATACTCAACAGCCTCAGAAACAAAGAGCTCCTCAACCGCAGAGACAGCAACCAGCACCAAGATATGGTAATACACCTATCCAGCAAAGGCCAGCTCCTCAAGTAAGGCCAGCTCCTCAAACAGAAACTCCTCAACACGATCCTAGTCAATCCCTTCAACCTAGAAAAGAAAAACCAATTGTAAATATGCAGTCTGTAGAGGAAACTCCAGTTTCAGCAGTTAGTTTTGAAGATAATGATGCCATTGATGAAATTTTCAATGACGACGAAAATTAAGAAGGGAAGATAACGATTATGGAAGGAAAGAAAATGGATTTTTCTACTATAATCGCAAATGTTGATAAAGTAAAAGCAGCTAAGGCTGCTAAAGAAAAGAAGCCAAGTACTTCAGTAAAACCATTAACGTTTGTTCCGCATCAGGATGATTCGCCATTAAAGGCAGCTATTGTGGAAAGAATTAATGCAAGTAATCTCACTTATGCAGATATTTACAGATATTGCACAGATTTAAAGGGTGGAGATATTGCAGAAGGACAAAAACTTGGTTACAATATTATTAGTGGTCTTAAAAATAGACACACTATGATAGATACTACTTTTTCAATGTTATGCGACTTCTTAAAAATTGATGTCATGTTAATTGAGCGAAGGGAAGATAAAGAAGAGGAATAATTCCTCTTCTTCTATAAATTAAAATATATGACAAAAAAAGAAATCTTTGAAGTGGTTAAGTATTTTAAAAATATTTATACAACTATAAATTTTGCCGAAGTTGTTTACTTTATAGATACTAGTTTTTACTATTTAGGAGAACAACATTATATATTGCATGGAGAACTATTCACAAAAGAAAATAATGCTTTTTTAGAATGGTTAAAAAAAGGCGGGAAGCTCTTTATGTATATGACTCAAGTTAGATTACTAACAGAATGCCTTAAAAAGAATATAATTAGTTTAGATATTACTGATGATTCTTTTTCTTTGAAATTTAAAGATAAGAATGATAATCCTAGAGAATTCTTATGCGAAAGACTTAAAGAGGGAGATACATTTTTTGATAAAGTTGTTGATAAAACAAAAATGATCAGAAGCAAACTCTCATTTAAGAGAGATCTGCCTTCTAACTATTTTGATGGAAAAGAACTTTTAGAGGTTTATCTTAAAAATGGTGATATTGTTGATGATAGAACATCAGACAAGCTTATAGAGATTCCAGTTAAAAGAATTTTATCTATATTAAAAAGTAATATACATTCAATTAGATTTTCTAATCGTCTAGATAATGGAAGACGCTATATAGAAATAACTGGGAATAATAAATTTGTAAGACTTCATCAAATTTTCGCAACTATATAAAAATGAAAAGAATAGCAATAGCTATTCTTTTTTTATTAAACAATAAATTATATATGAAATTTAAAGGAGGAAAATATATGTTTAACAAATTAAATAATGAAGTAAAGAAAGCCAGTTTCAAAAAATTAGTAAAATCTTTATCAGAACAAGAAAAAAAACAGTTAGAAAAAGAAATTATTTTTGGTAATCTTATTGAGAGTCTTGAGGCTGACTCTTTTGAAAAAGCTTACAAAGAGAATAAAAAGTAAAATATAAAAAATAAAAAAAAATAATAGTAAGAGTGTTATATTCTTACTATTATTTTTCTTTTTAAATATATATTATAACTATGATTCGGTTAAAAAATATGAAAGAGTTAAGGAGAATTAATATGACGTTTTTAATATGTAATATCCATATTGGTAATAGTACTATACTTGAGAGTACAATAGAACAAGAAGTTACAAAGGAATTGGCATTCAATTCCAAGATAATTACTAAGCTACCAAATGGGCAAAAGAATATTTCTTTTTATTTTATTCTTGTCCCGCTACTAGAAGAACCAGAAGAGTATACACATGATATCCTTTTAATTAGAGATAAACTTTACTATAAAATCCATAATGCTAATAATACTACTGTAGTAGATGACAAAATTATTTATTCTATTACTAAACTATTTGAACCTATAAATACTTTAGTCGATCTGGAAAAATCAGACCTTTCTATTGATGTTATTACTCAAATAGACGATTACAGTATTATTTATACTGATGGTAGTTTTAAGAAAAATACAAATGAAGCAAGTTATGGTATTGTAAAATTAAAAGAGAATCTAAATGGTGTTCTAGATCCATTTTCTAATAAAAAATACAAATATGAAACAATGTCAGAAAAAATACCAAATGGTACAAATAATATTGGAGAGCTATTTGGATTAAAGACTGCTATAAATACTTTTGATAGTAAGAAATATCAGATTATCATATCTGACTCTGAATATAGTGTAAAATGTTTTAGAGAGTGGTTTTATACTTGGAAAGACAATAATTTCAGAAATTATGCTAAAAAGCCTATCGCAAATAAGGATTTGATTATTAGTATTTTTGAAAGTACTAAGGCTTTTGGAGATAATCATATTATTTTCTTTAAATGGACACGTGGACATAATAAAAATCCATTTAATGAACTATGCGATGAATTGGCAAAGAACATTTTAAAATAAAGGAGAAAACAAATGATTAGTTTTGATAAGATTGATGAAATTTTAAATGAGCTAAGAACTCTTTGGCAGAATAATCAAGATTTATCATTTTCTGATTTAATTAGTCGATTGAATGATGAAATGAATATTCATGATATTAAAGAAGATGATGCTGCATTAAAATTGCTTTGTTCCTTATGGAGTCTAGAAGAATATCAAGAAGAGGAGGAAGATGAATGAGATATTTATTTATTTTAGGAACTTCTGGTAGTGGAAAGACAACACTTGCTAGAAAAATAGAAAAATATTATCCAAAGAAATTTAAAAAGATAGTACAATATACTACCAGACAAATACGTCCAAATGAAACTGATGGCTATGACTATCATTTTACAGATCATACTAAATTTGAATCATTAGATTTACATGAACATCTGACTGGAGTTGTCAAAGAAGAATTCAATGGTGATTTTTATGGGAGCCCATATGCAGATATGGAAGAAGATAAAATTAATATTCTTGTCCTATCTGCAGAAGGATTTCTTGATGCACTTAATAAATCTAAGTTTGATGATATTATTAATGTTCTTTATATAGCCAATGTTAACGAAGCAGAAGCTAAGAGAGATGGTCGTGATTTCCTTCAAGAACAAAAATACACATCTATTATTATTCATAAAATATTAGAATGTACAATCAAGAAGATTAATTATGTAGAAATAGATCATCTAGTATTAAAGGAAATTAGGAATAATAGAATAAAAATTATTGCATTCCTAAGAGAAAAGGGTATTATTTAATTATGACAAAAGAAGAGAAGCTATTAAAGCTAAAACATAAAGCAACCAGCTTCTCTTATGGGGCTGAGTTACTTTCCAAATATCCAGATAAATTTAATTGGAATCGTATGAATTACTCTAAGATAACTATGAAGATAGTTAAAACGTGTATTGATAAAATAAATTTAATAGAAATGCTTCTATCATTAATAATAATTGGTAATTCAAAATTACCGTCTAAAAGAAACTTATTAAATTATATTTCACTAAAACGTAAAAGTGATTTGAAAAATATTTCCGATCAATTTCTTTGGAGAGCAGTTATATCAAAAGAGTATAACTTTTCAGAGGAATTTTTCTTTGATTATTTTGAGAAACTAGATTTAACCTTTTTAAAAGAAAATATTTATATAAAAGATTGGTTTGCTGAGGAAAATCAGTCTGATTCAGTAAAATTAATAATTAAGTTAAATTATTATAATAAGAAAAATGGTGATAATGATGGAGATTGAGAGAGAGAAAAGATTTAGAATACTTAATACTATGGACAGGATTACAATTGAAAGATGGAGAAATATAAATAATAATAAGGAAGATATTGATTTAGATATACTATACAGAATCCAGCCATATTCAATATTTGATAAGATAATTGATAAAAAAAGAAAAACTTGTAAATTTATAAATCGTAGAAATTCTTCTGAAATTATTGGAGTAAAGGCTAAATTCAAAGTAGTATTTAAAACTGGAATTTCTCATTTTATATCTGCTTATAATATGAGTATTTACTTTAAGCATAAAGGAAGAAAAAATTTTTCTACAAGATCATATACTTTTAATCCTTTCATGTATGTGCTATTTACAACTAATGAAGTTATAACTCCTGAAATTGTTCAATTTATAATTGACGAAATACGAGATGAAGGTTACAGTTTACATTTGAATAATTTTATAAGCCCAGAACATGCTCTTATTATGCTTGGAGATGCTCTTGATTATAATATAAATGTATCAAATGAAGTTAAATTATGGTATAAACTGCAATAGAAAGAGGTACTATATGAATAACAAAATAGTTAAGATGATAAAACATTTAAAATTATCTAAGTTAAAAAAGAAAATTAACCTTCAATTAATTAAAGAGAGAATCATTCCTATTTACGCCTATAAGAATTATGAAATTAGTAGTATATCATTTATAAAATATGCATTGCCACGTAAAAAACAAATAATCTCAAAAGCAGATGCTATCCAAATTAAGCTTGAGACAAGCGATGATACAGATTTTATTAATTTTATTAATATTACTAAACTAGATTTTATATGTGCTACATATGATAATATAGTTTTTGAGGATCTAGAGAAAATTAAAAAATATATAGATAATTCTAATATTTATAAGAATGTATTTATTAATAAAGAAAAAGAATATAAATCAATAATACAGACTCTGAGCTTGAACCCAAATATAAAAGATGAGACATTAAAATTATGGCTAGAATTATGCTCGTGAGAATTTTGTATGAATAACAAAATATTTAAAGGAGTTCTATGTATAATTATACAAAACAACAATCATCCATTGAAACACTACAAGAAGTGAACAGAATGATAGAAGAATCAAGAAATACAGAGAAAATTGACATAGAACTTTTCAAAAAGGTTTATTCAATATTTACTATATTTAAGAATAATAGTATAGTCTATAAAAATATAATATCAATAGAGGATCCAGAACTAGCTGCTCCTGGTTATCTTGGTGGTTGGGAATTATTTTTAACAAGTTATGTATTAAAATGTAAAATAAAAACTGATAGCTCAAAAAGAAGAGCATATGTTAGTCCTTCTGCTATATGGTATATATTGGCAACTTCAAAATTTATTACATTAAATGTAGTTGATAGATTATTCGCAGAAGTTCAGGATTATAGATTCAAATCTTATACTAGAATATGGTATGAAAATTTTAATAATAAGTTTAAAGAGATTTTAAAAGAGATAATATTATTAAATTCATATATAACAGATGAAGTTAAATTATGGGTAAAATTACAGTAAAAGGGAATAAGAATATATGAACAAGGAAAAAGATATTTTTGAAGAAATAAATTCTTTAAGAACAGAGATTCTTGATGTAGAAAACATTATTACATTAGCACAAGATAGTTTTGATAATGGACAATTTTTTCTAAAAGGAATTGAAAAAGAAAGAGTTTCTAATATAAAAGTTTTAGATAATTATCATAAAGTAGAATTACTATTTGCTGAAAATGACTATCCACTTAAAGTTTTTACAATAAAATTAAAAGTTAGCTATGAACTTCCATATAAGAATAACGTACAAAGAAATATGGAATACTCTTTTTCTCTTCTTGCATTGACATATTTCGTCAGATTTAAAGAAAACATAAATGCTATTGAACTTAATACAATAATGAATTATATAAGAAAACTCTTTTCAAAGACAGATGGGATTATATCAAATATAATATTTAATGCTAAAAAGAACAAAAATATTACAAATGATGTTAAACTTTGGTTAGAATTACAGTAGGGAACCATTGAAAGTATTAAATAGTAATACTATTTTTAATGATGATTTTTATTAAAATGATCTAAGATTTTAAAAGAAAGGAGAATTTATGGATACAGTTAAAGCAATTGCAGAGAGAACTAATTATCTAAATAAAGATATTTTATATCTTAAAAATACTAATATTACTGAATATGATATCAAATCAGCAGGCTTTACTGTTATCAAATATAAAAAGCTCCTGCCTGAAGATGAAATAGCAGAATTAGAAAAATGCGAAAAATATGAGCGTAATGTTCGAATTGGAAAGAGGATTCTTCAATATCCAAAGATATCTGAGGAAATTATAAATACTCTTACTGAGGTTCGAAAAGATTTTGTAGTTCTAAATAATATTGAGGCAGATGATATCTTAACAATAAAAAAGGATGCTATCTTTTTAATAAAGAAAATTCCATCAGTTCTTATTATAAAGGGTGTATTTGAATTTCGTCCGAAGGAAACATACACATCCTATGTTAATTTAAATAGTAAAGAGTTTTACTTTTCATCTTTAACAAATTCTATGGATGTTAAAGGTTTTCCAGAAGAAACTAAAGAAACTCAGAAAGAGTTCTTTTTCAAGGAAATCAAAAAGCTTCTGGCAGTCTCAGAAAAAGTTTCTTCAGATTCTTTGTTTACTTTACTTAAATCATTTAGATCTAAATATCTTAATCGACAGTTAAATAAGGAAATTTATAGAGATCTTGGAACTTCTATGTTCCATATAGGAGATTTTCAGTTTGAGAATATTGAAGATGAATTGTTAAAGAATGTAGATATAAGTCAAAACTATATAAACTATCTATTGCCATTCTTCAAAATATTATTATAGGAGAAAATATGGAGCATATTTTAGAGTTTTTAACTTTCAAACAAACACTTCTTGAAAATAATAAAATAAATAAAATATATAAATGGCTATTTAAAAATATAATACCAGATATTAAAATTAAGAAATATATGGATGGATGTATAATAGAAGATGGGGCAATATTTATAGGACATAATTACTTTATTGGTGTTGATATACCAAATACTAATGATATTAAGAAGTTTCTTGAAAATTTTCAAGAAAACAATGATAAAGAAGAAATTCTTAAAACAATTATAGAAATATCAAACTATTCCATAAGTGATCCAGATTCCATAATTAATTGTAAGAATAGTTATTTTTATTTTCCTACCAGATTTTTCTTTGACATTAAGACTCTAGATGGAGTAGCTATAAAAAATATAGTTAATGGAGATCAAATTCTCAGGATATTTCTAGCAAGTAAAACTAGTAATTCTAGAATGACACTTGATAATCTATTGATCATTGATCCAAAACCAAATAAGAGTTTTTTACGATCAGTTATTAATGCACTGGATCTTAAGGGATCTTCAATGAATCTTATTAATGATCTCTTTATTAAAGATAGAGTAGAATTCTTTAGAATTCTTGGTGACTCATCTGGCATACAATTTTCTAAACAACAGTTAAAGGACATAATTGCTCTACCAGGATTTTCTAAAGTTACTAAGACTGGTGTTTTTTCTAACAGTGAAACTCAAGATATAATAAATCGAAGAACAATTTTAATTCATCAGAATAATGCTGATGCCGAAATTTTCTTTAATCTTAACGATCAGATAAAAAATGCACCAAAAGAGTCCCAAGTGGCCTTTTATAAAACAATTAAAAAACCATCTATAAAAGAAAAATTTAGTAAATATGAGGAAGTAAAATTATGGTATGAAATGAATTAAAGAATTTAGAAAAGAAAATAAGAACAATATATTAGTGGGAATAGTATTCTCACTATCCATTTTTCTCTCCTTTCTTCATGTTTCTCCTTTCAAAAGCCAAAATAGGATTGTATCCTATTTTGGTTCATTTATAACTTTCTCTATTAGAACAATTAATTATATGTAAGCAAACGAGGTGGTAGTATGACAAAATATCGTTGTCCTTTTTGTAAATTAAATTTTATTCAGCAGGATGCTGTTTATAATCATATGGAAAAAGAACATTTAGAAGAATTAAATGGACTACCAGCTCAGCAAATATATTTTAATTGGAAGAATAGATATGAACTTACTAAAAATTCTGGAAAATGTGTAATGACTGGCAGACCAACAAAATTTAATGTTTTAACAAATAGATATGAACGTTTTGCTGATAAAAAAGCCAGAGAAATGTATAGAGAATATTTTAGAAAGAATATGATCCAGAAATTTGGTAAAGATACAATATTAGATGAGCCAAATCAACAGAAAATAATGCTTGCTAATAGATCAATTTCTGGAGAATATGAATGGACTAGTGGAGAAAAAACAAAATATACTGGTAGTTATGAAAAAGATTTTCTTGAATTTTTAGATGTCTATGTTGGATGGGAGAACCCAGGTGATATTATGTCACCAGCTCCTATGACATTTCCATATCAATATAACGAAAAACAACATTTTCATATTCCAGATTTTTATATTACATCTCTAAATTTAATCATCAATATTAAATCTTCAGATAACAAACATTATCGCTTAAGAGATATTGAAGTTGAAAAACTTCAAGATGCTGCAATTAAAGCATCTAAATTTAACTACATAAAATTATATGACAAAGACTTTAATAAACTAATGAATGTTGTTGAAGACCTTAAAAATTATAGACCAGAAAACTCTCCAAGAATATTTTTAGAAGAATATCAAAATATCTAATTAAATAGTAAGATCTTAGGATCTTGCTATTATTTAAAAAAGAATACAAAGATATATTATAATTTAGAGTTTAATACAAATAAACTCAACACCATTATGAGAAGGAAGAGTAGGCACTTTCATCTCAAATATTAAATAGGAGGATTATAAAATGGCATCAGTAAAAGATATTGAAAGAAGTATATTAGAAGTATTTTTCCTTAATTTTTACAGTAAGAAAAATATGGGTATTACTTTAATGATTTCTGGTCCACATGGAACAGGAAAAACCCAGATCGTATATAAAGCAGCAAAAAGAATAGGTGCTCACGTTATTTCAACAGATGGTAGTATTGTTAATCAAGGTGAATTGGCTGGCCTTCCTCTTCCCTTTATTAATTCAAAAGGAATTACTGAATTTAAATTTATTAAACATCCTGGAATTAGAACAATTGAAGAAGCCGAAGAATATTACTATAACAAGGCTATCACTGATGGATTTCTTAATGAAACTATTAAACTGACTGATAAGGGAATTCAAATTAAAGATGATGGAAAAACAAGACTTATTGAAGTAAATAGAACTATTTTTGATGGAAAAGAAAATCAATTTAAGTTTGGAAATGAACTTCCAGCTGAACTAAAGATTAAATTGGTTGAAAGTGGAGAAATTAGTCCAGTTATTCTTTTCATTGATGAACTTAATCGTGCTGATCCACAGGTTATGAAAGAAATGATGAATATCATTTTAAATAAAAATATTAATGGTTATGATCTCCCTTGGTGGGTAAGCATTGTAACTGCTGTCAATCCAAGTTCTCAAAATAGCACATATTCAACAAATGAATTGGATGATGCTCAAAGAGATAGATTTGTTAAAATAGTTATGAATGCCCGTTTGGATGAATGGGTTGACTATGCACTTTCTGAAAATATCTCAACTAATGTAATTTCAGCAATTGCTATTTCTGAAGATATCTTTATGACTAAAGATAAGAGCCATGATGATACAGATGAACAAAGACCATCACCACGTTCTTGGGAAATGGTCGGAATTTTTTATTCATATTTAAAACATATAATGGATATCAAGTTCTTTACAAATGAAGATCGTAAATATTTTGAAGAAGATCTCCGTATGCTTATCAATGCTAAGGTTGGTCCAAATGCTGGTCGTACATTCTGGCATAATATTAATAATCTTAATGATTTGGTTTATCCAGAAGAAATCATCAATGGCAAATCAGAAAAGATTGCACCCGAAATTCTTGAAAAGCTCAAAAATCAAAGAGCCATTTCTAAGAAGATTACTAGCCATAATGTAACAGATTATTTAGCAAAAGTTATTACAGACTTTGAAACAAAAAAGAATTCTGGAAAAGCAGAAGGTAAAAAAGCTTATGTTAACTTTATGGAACAACTTAAGCAATACGTATCTAATAT